ATCAAAGCATAAGTGGAACTTACGCAAGGGCTACCACAACAGCGACAATTACAGCGGCTAATCATGGTTTAAGGGCTGGCGATTGGGTTTATTTGGATTGGGATTTAACAGACAACCCATATCAAGTCCAAACAGCGGCCACTGCAAACACGTTTACTGTTACTGTTGCCGATTCTGGCGCAGCAAGCGGAAGTGTAACCGTGTGGAATGATGTGCTGCTGCAACTAGACGCATCAAATCAAACTGGGTACAGCGTACCAATTCCCGGCGAAGGTATCCTTGCTCATAACGGCATACGACTTTTTTTGGGCGCTAACACGCACATCACGGTGTTCTACGGATAACCCCATGAAAGACCCGTTCGTAAACATGGATGAATCGGTGAAGCACGTTGTTGATGCGGCTTCGGTCGTAGCAACTGTAGGAACACTGATCGAAATGCTCCCCGCAATTGCTGCACTTTTTACGATTGTCTGGACAGGTATCCGTATTTTTGAGACCGAAACGGTTCAGCGTATGCTGGGGCGCAAGGGCACTGAAGATGCCGTCGACCAGTAAAAAACAACATAATTTCATGGAAGCGGTGGCTAACAACCCATCGTTTGCCAAGAAAGCAGGAGTCCCGCAGTCCGTGGGCAAAGAGTTTTCCAACGCGGACAAGGGCCGCAAATTTTCTAAAGGTGGTGATACTATGGCTTCCAAAATGAACGCTGGTTTTATGGCAATGATGGCAAAGAAAAAAGACGGCGCTGGCATGAAAAAAATGGCTAACGGCGGCATCACAACTGCCAAAATGGGCAAAGTTAAAACTGCTGCTCCAAGCAAAGACGGCGTAGCTACCAAGGGTAAAACCAAGGGCACTATGGTCGCCATGAAGGGCAGCACGCCTCTGGGCATGAAGTCTGGTGGCATGACCAAGAAAATGAACTACGGCGGCAAGTGCTGATCTAAGATGCGCCCAAGTCGCGGTATGGGGGACATCTCCCCCAGCAAAATGCCAAAGGCTCGTAAGATCACTCGCAAGGATGATCCCAACAAGGTCGATGTGTTTGCGGACGGCGGCAAGGTAAACGCTGCGGGGAACTACACGAAGCCATCTCTTCGCAAGAAGATTGTGTCTCAGGTAAAAGCCGCAGCCACGCATGGTACTGGCGCAGGTCAGTGGTCTGCACGTAAAGCACAGTTGGTAGCCAAGAAATACAAGGCTGCTGGCGGGGGCTATCGTGATTAAGTCACCGCAGAAGTCGCTCAAAGATTGGGGTGACCAGAAGTGGACTACCAAGTCTGGCAAACCGTCGTCAAAGACGGGGGAGCGGTATCTGCCTGAGAAGGCAATCAAAGCCCTGTCACCTGCTGAGTACGCAGCCACAACCAAGGCTAAGCGCAAAGGCAAAGCGGCAGGTAAACAGTTTGTAAAGCAGCCACCAAAAGTGGCGGCTAAGACCAAGGGGTTCAGGTAATGGCCACCAAAAATTGGATCAAAGACGCAATCAAGAAACCCGGTGCTCTGCGTGCAGAGATGGGTGTAAAGAAAGGCGAGAAGATCCCCGCAAAGAAGCTGGCAAAAGCCGCTAAAGCGCCCGGTAAGCTGGGCCAACGTGCACGCCTTGCAGAGACCCTTAAGGGGATGAAGTAATGGCCACCAAACCAAAGTCCCCAGCGTGGACTCGCAAAGAAGGCAAGTCTGAAAAAGGCGGCCTAAACGCCAAGGGTCGAGCGTCTGCAAAAAAGCAGGGGATGAATCTGAAGCCTCCGCAGCCAGAAGGCGGGTCGCGAAGGGACTCGTTCTGTGCCCGGATGACTGGCATGAAGAAGAAGCTGACTTCCGAGAAGACAGCGAAAGACCCAAACAGCCGGATTAACAAAAGCCTTCGGGCGTGGAAGTGCTAAATGGCAGTCACATCAGGATCAGCAGGTTTTAACCTAGACCTCTCCGAGATCGTCGAAGAGGCGTTTGAGCGTGCCGGTTCTGAATTACGCACGGGTTACGACCTGCGCACAGCGCGCCGCTCCCTCAACTTACTGTTTGCTGACTGGGCAAACCGCGGCGTCAACATGTGGACGTTTGAGCAAAAGACAATCACGTTGGTCCAAGGCCAGCCCACATACGCGCTCCCAGACGATACGGTGGACTTGCTGGACCATGTGATCCGCACACAGGCAAACCTGCCAAACAACCAGTCAGACCTCACGATCACGCGGATCAGCATGCCCACGTATGCAACGATCCCGAACAAGCTGACGCAAGGCCGCCCCATACAAGTTCTTGTATCTCGCCTGAACGCACAAGACTACGTCACCGCAGCTACGCTGCAAGCCACGATCACCTCTACCACTACTTCGATTCCAGTGACTACGTTGGACGGCTTGCCAACCGCAGGCTTCGTGACGATTGACTCAGAGCTGATTGGTTTTAACGAGACAAGCGTTGCGGCCAACGGCAACCCAGCGTTATTGCTGAACTGTACCCGTGGCCAAGGCGAGACAGCCGCTGCCGCACACACAGTCGGTGCTGCAATCAAGATTTCCCAGAAGCAGAACATTACCGTATGGCCTACACCAGACGGTTCGCAGCCGTATCAATTCGTGTACTGGCGCATGCGCCGCGTTCAAGACGCAGGCAGCGGTGTAAACGTGATGGACGTACCTTTCCGCTTTGTTCCGTGCATGGTTGCAGGGCTGTCCTACTACATCGCGCTTAAAGTACCTGACGGCCTTGCGCGTTTGGACATCTTGAAACAGCAGTACGACGACGCTTGGCAGAACGCAGCCAACGAAGATCAGGAACGCGCAGCGATTCGTTTTGTCCCACGTCAGATGTTCATTGGTAGCGGCACGTAATGGGAAACAGATTTTCGTCCGGCAAGAATTCCATTGCGAGTTGCGATCGCTGTGGGTTTCAGTTTAAGCTGACCGAACTTCGCAAAGAAATTATCAAGACTAAGAACTACAATATCTTGGTTTGCAAGATTTGTTGGGACCCCGATCAACCGCAGCTCCAGTTGGGTATGTACCCAGTGGACGACCCACAAGGGGTGCGCGATCCTCGTCCTGACACTACGTATTACCAGTCTGGCTTATTGGCGGATGGTTCGTACGGCGGCGGTAGTAGAGTGTTCCAATGGGGCTGGAATCCAGTCGGGGGCGCTAGATTTTTTGATGCGGACTTGACACCAAACTACTTGGTGATGGCGGCAGAAGTTGGTACAGTAACGGTTAGCGTAAATTAAGGAGTTCCACATGGACAAGAAAGACTTAGCTCAGGACAAGAAGATGATTAAATCTGCTGTCGGTAAGCATGAGAAAAACATGCACCCCGGCAAAGCCCCCACTAAGCTGCGTGCTGGTGGCAAGACCAACAGCGACATGCTGAAGATGGGTCGCGGTCTGGCAAAAATTGCAAACCAAAAGTCCACCGGACGTAAAGGCTAAATATGGCTAAGATCAATAACTTACCCGCTTCGGCGTACGCCAAGCCACACACAATGTCCGGCAAGCCCGTGAATGCAAAAAGTGTGGCGGCTGGCGAGTGCGACAACAAAGAGTACATGCGCAAGATGAATGTCTCGGTGGCCAACAGCCATAGCAACGACTACCCACCCACCAAGACCGACGGCATCAAAATCCGTGGTACAGGTGCAGCCACTAAGGGCGTGATGGCCCGAGGACCAATGGCCTAATATGAACTACGCTGCACTCACGCAAGCCATCGAGGACTACACGGAGAACTATGAAACTTCTTTCATAGCGAATATCCCTGTTTTCGTCAAGCAAGCGGAACAGCGTATTTATAACTCGGTCCAGTTCCCATCCCTTCGCAAGAACGTGACGGGGATAGTGTCTACGACAACCCCGTATTTAAGTGCTCCGAGCGACTACCTCGCTTCATACTCTTTAGCGGTAGTTGATGCCACCAATAACTACGAGTACTTACTGAACAAGGATGTGAACTTTATCCGCCAAGCGTACCCAAAGGCTACTGACACTGGTTTGCCTCGTTACTACGCTATTTTTGGCCCGCAGTCTAATGACGCTAACGAACTGTCGTTCATGCTCGGACCAAAGCCAGATGATGACTACACGGTTGAGCTGCACTACTTCTTTTACCCAGAGTCCATCGTAACTGCAGGTACAACATGGCTCGGCGATAACTTTGACTCCGTTCTGTTGTACGGATCGCTTGTGGAAGCGTACACCTACATGAAGGGTGAGGTGGACATGATGACCCTGTACAACCAGAAGTTCATGGAAGCGCTTGCATTGGCTAAACGTCTGGGCGATGGTATGGAGCGTCAAGACGCGTATCGTTCAGGTCAGTTCCGTCAAAAGGTAACCTGATATGGCAATCCAACAAACGGTTACTACCAGTTTTAAAGTTGAACTCCTGCAAGGGGTGCATAACTTTGGACCAACTTCGCCTGATGCTTTTTGGATTGCGTTGTACACGTCGGAAGCCACGATTAACGCTACAACTACTACGTACAGTACAGGGCTTGTAGGACAGGTTGCCAACGGTAACGGCTACACCACGGGCGGCAAGCTCCTTACGATCAGTCA